AGATGTAGAATGTGCGTTTGGTAGGGTCTACAACACAACGTGTGAGAAACTCGTCTTGCATGGTGCCTTGGTTGCTTACCTTGTTATTATAAGGCATTTGAGTGCTGGTGTCAACTGTGCCGGTTTAAGAACTGGCAAGAACTCTCCTAATCAAACGAACTCTTTTTGTATTATTTTTGGGGTATCCACCAACTATGTTCCAGTTTGTTGCACTGTACCTATGTCCTACAGAACCACTTCCCAGGGTTCCAGTATTTTCGCAACTGTCTCCAGTAGATGACCAATATTGATCTTGGGGATCGCCACTACTTACTGAAATTTCTTCAACTCCACCTATATTAAATGGGTTGACAGAATGATCACTAAGAATTTGACTTTCGGCAACATTTTCAAACACCATGATTTCCTGCCTGGCAGGAATATACCAATCAGTTTTTCCATTTATATTGGCATTTTTTGCAAATTCGAATATTGGATGATTGGAACTATTTGATCCAATAACAGAATCGTAGGTATTGTGATAACCATCCCAACTGGACTGAGCACTTGTTTGTGTAGATTCTGCTCCATCACAACTACTTGCATTTTTATATTGCCCAGATGATTCTCCAGAATCTTTTGGTGCAATAAAAATATAATATATTGGAGTTTGTCCATGATTTGCTTCCCAAGTATCATAAGAATATTGAACTGTTCCAATATAATATCCACCTTCAGATGGAACAAAAGAACCAACACTAATAGATCCTGCAGACAATCCCTCAGTAAATTCTAAAGCATCTACAGTTCCAGTAGAACCTTTGTATCCAAATAATGGTTCATTTTTAACAAGATCTCTTAATGATCGATCAGATTGCGCTTTAATATTCATTTTATTCTGGTCATGCTGTAAAGACCAAAGCATCAATTCTTTTTCAGTTTTTTTATCTTTTATTTGAGTTACTTTATCAATTAAATTAGATCTATTAATAATCTCTGCTCTAAGGTCACCAATTTCTTCAATTAAAGTGTTTATTTCATTATTATATTCTGCACAATCATTACTGTAAGCCAAACCACCGGCAAGATATCCTGTAAATCTTTTAAAAGGACCATATCCATATGGCACAACATCTAAATCTTCATATGCTTCTATTTCACTATCAGTCATATAATTTTGTTCAAGCGATCCTGTTTTATATCCCGAACCAGCATTAGAGTTTGTTAATGGTACTTCTGTTTCACTCGAAAAAGGAGTATCCGAATCAAAATTATTTAAATTATCGTAGATGCTAATCCCAACATGATCTGCAAGTATATTACTCCCACCGGTAGTTCCTACACCTACACCAATAACTATTCCATTTGAACTTGCAGCACCTACAATACAAGAACAAACGCCACAGTTGGTAGAAATGATAGATGCTATTTGTTGTTTTTTCTGATTTATAGCAGTTAAATTTAGTGCAATTGGCACATCAGCAACTTGTGCTAATTGAGTATAAGCCGCAACTTCTTCTTGTGCAATTTGAATCAATTCATTTTTTTGAACAACATTATCTTTTACTTCTGTTTCTTTTCTTACAGTTGATTTTGAAAACTTGCCAGTTTTTTCATCTTTGTTATATGTAACTTGATCATAAAATTTTGCAGGAACTGTTCCTGGAGTTTGATTAACCTCAAACTCCTCTTCATTTTTAATATCTTCGTCCAAACTTTGAACAACTCTATTTGCTGCATCAGACATTTTTCAATTATTCGTTAATATTAGTTATTTAACTGACTTTTAAGTTCTTGAACCTCACTTTTTAGAGATTCGATTTGAGTCTGCTGCTCCTTAATTGCTTCAGTTAACAAGGCAACCATTTTTTCATAGTCTACTTTTTTGATATCAAAATCGATACCATCGATTTTATCCGTAGAAACAACCTCAGGAACTACTTTTTCAACATCTTGAGCAATAAAACCAATACTTCGAGTAACTACTTTCGTTTTTAACTCTTTATCTCGTTGAGTTTTCTTTACATAATCTCTACCCCATCTGAAAGATATTCCATTTAATTGTGTTATCTTATCTAAAGCACCTTCTATTGGAATTATTGACCTTTTAATTCTCGCATCAGAATGTCCATGAGCAATTGTTTCTAGTTGAATACCTTTATATGTCCATATGCCGCCTGTCAAATTTCCTATTCGGGCATCAAGTTTCAGGGTTGCTGAATTTACAAGAGAAGTTCTGCCAGTAGTTTTGTTTAAAGTTCCATTGAAAGAATTTAAGGCAGTATTTGAAAAACATTTCTCACCAAGAAACATTGTTGCACCCCTACTGGCAAAAAATCCTCGATGTGCTGTAATATTTTCGATAAATGCATTGACATTTCCTGGAACGCAAAATAATGCAAATGGAGAATCTGGATTCATTCCAACAACAGTTGAACCAGATTGAAGTCCTGCTAAGGATGACAATCCAGTATAAGATGAATAAATGTCTGCACTTCCTGGAGGAATTACTACATTTGGTATTTGTAATGGATGTGTCCCTAGTGGACCAGGAACACATAATCTACCCGAATTTACTTTATCTAATTGCATTTAAGTTACCTCATTTACATACTTTTGCGATTCCTTCTATTAGAGTTATAAAATCTCCATTCAATAATGCCTTAAGATTGTTAATGGTAGAAAACTCTGCGTTAGTTACTTTTCCAGCAATAGTGATTGATTTGGAAGAAATATCAAGATCAACTTCACCTCGTATACAAACTTTTGAACCAATCAATCTTGCTTGTTCTCCACTAGTAATATTGACAGATCCGTTTCCATTAACGACAACAGATCCATTTTCAGAATCACCTTCAGCAACCATATAAATGTTTTTACCTTTGAAATAAATGCTTCCATTTTTTGCACTTATAACAATATCACCATTATGTGCTAAAATTTGTTTTGCTGGTGATTCTTCACCATCCTTAGTTTTTGGTTGTAAACTTACTCCACATACCTCAGTTTGACACTTTGGTGTTACATTAATTGAATTGCCAGATTCACAAAAATGCAGTTGATGATTGGATGCCGTAGAAATAGTCAGTTCAGATCCATCATCCTTCTCTTCAGGTCCACCTGGACCCCAAAACATAATTCCATAATCATTATCTGCTGTTTTTACTGGAGTAGATTTTCCCATTATAGAACACAATCAATAATTTGAACAAGTTGTGCTGGATCAAGATCACCAATAGTTTTCCGATTTTCTTCGGCAGTTAGTTTATACTCGTCAACAGGAGTAAATGATAATCTAGTTCTTGCCTTGAATCCAACACCAGTGGAACTATTTATTTCAATAACTGGGAGAGATGTTAATCCACAAACTTCATCTAAAACTTCCATTCCTATAATTTGTCCAAGATCATTCATTTGAACACTCACTTTTAAATTTTCAATGTTTGGAGTAATTGTAATCTCATCTTCTGGTGAATAACCATTTCCAGTATTTAAAATATCAATTTCAGTAAAACATCCAATAAATGATCTTTCAAGTGAACCCTCCGGTATATTCTCTGGTCTTGATGTAAATCCTAAACCAGGATTGACTATAACAATATCTTTAATTGGTTTTCCTGGATGACAGTTTGACCTATCTCCTGCAGTTCTAAATGAAAACCCTCTAACATATGTTGAAATAAGTGTTCCTGGAGGTGCTTCCTGTAAATAAATTTCTGGTTGATATAAAATCGGTTGTCCTGTATCTACAATCGCATCTGTAAAGAATTGGGACGTAGATATTTCAGTATCTTCTCCAACTAAATCTAATGCCGTAAATTTTGCATTAGCATCATCACCTTGACCGTCATAAAATACTATTCTTTGTTGTCTGTTATTTGGTGATGGACCAGAATCAACAATACGTGGATCGCGGTATCTCGTATTCAAATCTTCAAAAATAATAGGACCATATTTTTGTCTTGGTGCAACTGTTGCAATAATTTGTTGTGATCCTTTTTCTGTATATCTTGTCCCTTGATCAATTTCTCTAGTGGCAACTAAATCTCCAAGAGGTAGACCTGGAATTCTTATTCCACTAATTGCAAGACCTGAATCATTTGGTTTATCATCCCAATCAAATTGGAATCTAACTCCATATGGTGATCCTCCTTCCAATCCTCCCGTTAACAGATAGTATTCACCATTTTCTCTTACAAATAAAGTTCCTCTATTTACAGTTGTAACTGAAACTCCAATTTGTGATTGAGTTCCAATTACAGGAACTGCTTCCTGAGGATCACGAACTCTTTTTACAGCATCTCTACCAAACCAAATATCAAAACCCTTTGCTGTTTTATTCTTAACAATGACTTTTCCTTTTTCATCTCTAAATGGTTGAAAAACTCCTCCAGTTCCACCATGTGCTGCTCTTTGAACTACTTCTACAACATCAATTTCATAATCAGCATTATCATATGGAATGTTAAATCTAACCTGATAATGCTTTTTATCAGAACTCATATCGACTGTGCTATTAATACGCATCGGTTGAAAGTCTGGAGCATTAGGACCACCATTTATGACATCAAATCCAGCACTAACTTCTAAAGCTATTCCAGTATCAGTATCATTATCAAATACATGATAAACGTCTCCTTGATAAATGCATTTTCCATTTTCATTTATGCCACCCGTAACCTCACCATCAAAAAAAGAATTGTTGTTATTACTAACTTGATTTCCGTTTATTCCTCCATCATTTCCTATCGGAGCAAAAGTTATTGGATCTATGATTAATGTAGTATCCTGATCATCGTCCAATTCAACAAATCCAGAGGCAAATTTACCATTCCGACAATCATCTATAAATGCGACAAATGGTGGCGAAGTATATCCACCGCCTCTATTTGTTAATTCAACGCCAACAATTTGTCCAATTTGATTAACAACAGCATTACCAGCAGCACCAGCACCACCCCCACCAAATATTTGCATTTTTGGTGGTCCGCAGTTTGGATCTCCTGCATAACATGTAAATTGATCGGCAATACTAGGATCAACATTTCCAAATTTTGTTCCAAAAATTTCCCAATCTGCAGATATACCACTCCCTTCACCACCAATCCATTTATCGAATCGATTCAATATGTCAGCAGTTTCTCCTCCAGAAAGGTTAAGACCATTCAAGAAATTTTGATATTTATCTGCTGCCGCTTGTTGTTCTCCACCCCACCATACTGCTGCACGTGTTTTAACTTGTGGACATTTAATTCCGCCAGAGGTGCATAAAAATGCCTCATATCCAAGAATTTGATCAATAACACCGAATATCTGTCCAGAAATTTTACCAAATCCAGCAAGAATATTTCCTAAACCATCCAATATTGGAGCAAGTGCTTTATCAATTCTATTTGCAATATTATTCAGCAAAGCATTTGCAAATTGTTCTGCAGCACAAAATGGCGCATTAATCAAATTACCTACCAGTGAAAATAAAAATTCTCCAACTAGTTTAGAAAGACCTTTTAAAATATCACCAATTTTACAGAATAATGTATCAATAATCTGTTTAATTGCAATACTTTGTATATTTTGAGCCATATCTGGCAGTATTTGTTCAAAAAATTGCTCTAATTTGTCTCTTATACTTTGAAGTAGCCAATTTCTTGCTCTTTGGATAAGAATTTTTATTACGCCAGCAATTAATTCTGTTGCATTTGATATTGTTTCTTTTATCCCAGATATTGTATTTAATGTAGGAGTTATATACTTATCATTAAACTTTTTTATATCTTTTAACTTTTGAAAGAATGTTTGTAATGCAGTATTAATTGTTCCAAGAGTATTACTTCCACAAGGATCTATTGTATGCTGTTCTTCTATTGCTTTCTGAAAATATGCGTATGATTCACTGTTTATGAAGGTTTTACATTCTTCGATGTTTTCCCTCATCCAACCCATATCCATATCCCTTCGGTTACATCCTTTTGCAAGGATTTCTTTTGAAAGTTTATTTAAATTTTCTCTTGTCTCATCAATAGAGTCTGCAAGTTTTAGATATTCCTCCGATCCAATTATTGCCTCTAACTGAAGTGCCTCTAACTCTTTTAAAACTTCTTGTCCTTCTTGTTGTTGTTTAATTAAATCTTCATAGGATTTATTTGTCGACATTTATCGCACGCTTTTATTTTTTTTTTATTTAGTTCATTTTTATTGAGTTATTCATATTTGGAATTACACCTGCAAAAAGGTTTCTATCAACTCCTGTTCCGGCAGCACTTTCTTTTGGTGTTGGTGCAGGTGATCCAGTTCTTGCTGTGCAAGGATTATTTGCACGTTTCTGACTATAAGTATCGACTATTTGACCGTTTGTTGTTTGTTTTCCTAATGAAGCAAGAAGTGTTCCAGTATTTGTTCTAGCAAGAACTCCAGTAATTCTTGGAACTAGACCTTCACTGTCCATAAAATATCCACAAACATTTTCCCCACCACGAATACCGTGAGATTGGCGAGTTTTAGTGCCATGAGTTGTCGGCATTATAATTGTAGCATATCTTAAATCTTTATTTGTTATAGTGGCATCAACAGAATCAACCCCTTTGCCATTTGGTAAAGTTGAGAAAAATATTCTAACCTTTACTCTAAACCCATGTCCGCTCGTATCCGTTTCATTGTCCTCTGCATCAGGAATTACCTGACCTTCCCAGTATCCTTGTGGTTGTTGCATCATATCTAACCTATTCCTTTCTGGTTACCATAAGTGTCTCTGACAATTGTTAAAGAAGTGTAAGAATCAGTTCCATTAAATTGATGACACAAATTTAAAATCAAATAATTTCCATTATTAGAAGGTCCTGAAACCTTTGAACTTGAAGTGACTTTTTCAAACTGACATTTTATCAAGTTCCCTGCCTCCAAACTTGGATTGCAAGGTATCAAAATATTTATTGCCTGAGACATCAAAATATTATATCTCATGACAGATTTTGCTAAAATATCCGATGGATCACTTTCTAGTTTCTTGCTAACCTTCGAGTCATTCATTCCCCTAGGAATAGACATCGTATATAGACGAGTTGTATTATTTGTTGGGTTCTCGATTGATTCAAATCTACCATCATTTTCAATTCTATAAAATTTTGATTTAACAGTCTGCTCATCTTCATACATAAATCTAAATTCTGCAAAATATGCTCCGGATTGTATTAATTTAGATACGCTAGGATCTTTTTTTGTTGGAGTTCCAATAATTTTGTATGCATTTTTATTTGAAATTAAATCAGATTTAAAAACATCAGTATGAAAGTATGGATTGTTTTTATTAACTGGAGTTTGATCCATTAAAGAATCAATAGACCTAAAATGAAATCCACTCTTAGTCTCATACGCAAAAAATCCAGGAAGTCCTCCAGTGCGTGTTGATTGAGATGCTAAATGTGTAATAATATCGTATGGTTCTCGATTTGATCCAGTAAAAGATTTTGGATTTGACGAATTTTCGATATCAAGTTCTTCTGCAGATATTCCAAGTTTTTCTGTGGCAATCTTTCTAACAGAATTGCTAATTTGACCATAAAATTTTTCAAAAACATTATTTTCGTAATTTGATTTGTATGTTGAAGAAACTAATTTTAACGCTCCATATTCAGTAGTAGAATCACTTGACAAAATAACAGAATCATCAATTTCTAAAAATTTTCTGTTTTGAAAATCAATAGATCCCATATTGTTTTCAAATTTAAATTGAACTGATCTATTAGATCCACGTAGAACAGAATCTCTTAATGTTCCTGTTCTCTCCTGAATATCATATGGATCTATTACACTATTTCCAGTATCAGCATAAGTTAAATTTGCAGTAATAAAGGGAGACAATACACTCTCGTAATAATTAAATGTAGCAACTTTTGTCTCAAAAGGAATTCCACCTATTGTTATTACTCTATTTGCTTGTAAATTTGCTATTGACATATAACTAACCTAATGGAAGTGGCATCGGAACTACTTGTTTTTTAATTACAAAAATTCTCTGTAGTGCTACAGTTGAATTTTCACCTTCACTCATATCTTCTCCTATACTGTTATTTAACCGTACTGGCATCAATCCTAAACCACCTTGAGGTGTTGGTTTCACATTACCACCAAATCTAAAATAACTGTCCATCACTTGTGATGGTCTTCGATTTTCGCCCCTATACGTCATTGCTCCACCATTCGGATAATGTTCGAAGTGGACATGAGGTCCAGTTGACCGTCCTGTGCTACCTTCCCGACCTAATAACTGCCCAGCTTTAATTTTTTGGCCTTTTGTAACATTAATTGATTCAAAGTGACCATATCTAGTTTCTGCTCCATTATCATGTTTTAAGACTACAGAATATCCGTATCCATCGCCAAGGTCACCAGCATGTATTACATCTGCATTTTGAGCAGAAGAGACTGGAGTTCCTGCTCCTGCTGATACATCAACACCCTTATGATATTTCCGTCTCTGGGAAAACGGATCTTCTCGCCATCCAGCATAACTATTGATGCTAGATTGTGATGGTAAATTTCCGCCAGTAACTTTTGATTTTGGTCCAATTTGTCCAGTAGTAGTAGTAGTAGCAGTAGTAGTAGTAGTAGCAGTAGTAGCAGTAGATCCTGCATCAACTACCACTAATCCTTGTGCCTCTTTTAATTTATCAACAACATCTGCAAAATTTCTTTTATTGATATTATCTTTTCTTAAGAGTGTTCTTTGAAGTTTTACATTAGTTCCAAATTTAACAAAACTATTAGAATTTCTTTGCGAACCTTTCGTGGCAAGAATTGAAGAAGTTGAAGATCTCGAAGAGCTTTGTTGTCCCCCAACCGTTCCCCCCTTTTGCATCTTTTGGACTGGAGTCGCTGCCCTAGTATTATTTTGTTGAACTGGAGATATAGGTGCAGATTTAGGAGAATTGGGAGTTAACTCTGGTTGAGTTGAAGGTTCTGGTGATTCAATCGGAGTTGTATCAGAACTCTCTTCTTGCGAATCTAAATTCGCTCTTCTCGTTTCTGTATCAATATCTCTCAATAATTTATCCTGTTCTCCATTCAAAGTGGATAATTCATCTCTAGTTTCCTTTAAATTTCTTTCAGTATTTTTTTGCTTGCTTTCAGTGAAAAAATTAACTATATCTATAATTCCAAGTATACCTTTTCCTATCGATTCCAGTACAAATTTTGTTCCACTAATAATCCATGGATTATTATCAAAAAATTGTTTAATTGACTCTATGATAGATGGTAAATTATTGAGAATAATTCCTGCCAAAATCAATCCAAAAAATTCCTTTATTTTATCAAAGAAACTCATCGGTGCTTTTGCAATTTTCGATGCTACATTACCTATAGATCTTCCAAAAGATCTGAAAGGTGCTTCTATTCTACTTTCTTCATCAATTCTATTTTTTCTTTCAGATTCCTTTCTAATAAAAGATTTTTTAGATTTTTTTAATTGTATAAGTTTTTTATTTGAATCAATTAATTGACTCTTAATATTAGTTGCATTTAGTTTTAGTTTTTTTGATTCCTGCTGTAATATTTTCATTTATCAATCTCCAAATTTATATCCTTGAATTTGATAATAATTTAATGCCACATTTAAGTACTCATTATTTGAATCATATGAAGACACTGTGGGAATTTTTTCATCTTGGTCAGTGAATGTTGGCAATTCAATATCATCCGGACCAGAATTCATTACAATTGGTGGAAGTTCAATTAATGCTTTCCTTCCTTCATTTTTTTTAATATTTCTCGATGGTGGTCTTGAAGATATTGATGGTTTCATATTATTTTCCATTCCACCCATTCCACTACTATCAGAATATCCCGCACCAAAAAGACTTATAATACTTCCAAGGAAAGGTTGTTTTCTTTGATCGGATTGCGAACTTCCACTTAGGTAACGTTTTTGTTTTTGTGCGCTTTCAACGAACATATCTCTAAAGTCTTGAAGTGCTGTTGCAAACTCATCATTTACTGCAAATTGATTCTTAAATAGTTTTTCTTGTATATCAACACCATCACTAAAATCGGACCAAGATCTTCCGCCATCATAGTTTATATTATCAAGAACTGGTCTGAATTTGTTAGAATCTATTTTATTGACCACATATTCATTACCTTCAGCAATAACAGGAACACCACCTTGAGCATGTGATGGTCCTTTTAACATTCCACTCAAGTAACTTGCAGGAGTATCTCCTCCTTTCATAAATGGAATGACTCCACCATCTTTAAATTTCTTTGGATTTCCTTCTTTAGACATATGTTCCAGTGCAGGATCTTTCTTTTTCCCCTCAAAGAACACATCGTAAAGTTTTCTTCCTGCAAAATCACCAGCAATACCACCAATAAATGTTCCAATTGGTCCACCAATAAATGTTCCAATTGCTGCAAGTAGACCAGCACCAATTGCACCAAATGCTGCTCTGCCTGGATTTTCTCCAAGTGCGACCGACAGTGCAAAATCCATTAATACGCCAATAATTGGAATTCTCTTTAAAATTGGGCGAGCAAATTTTAAGAAGGATTTCAATATACTTTTTTGTCCAAAACCCATACCTATGGATCTCAGAAGTTTTCTTCCCATTATTTTTGCATTAACTTCAACACCTTGAAGTGCTCTGTTTATGATTCCTTTTTGTCTTTTGATTACATCAAATTGTCTATCATATTTTATAGTTCCTCCAAGTCTACTTCTTTTAGATAAAGTTCTAGTTTCGACAGTTCTTGTAATATCAACATTACCCCTTCTTTGCCCTGCGACGTTTCTGAATAATCCTCCACCTCTTCTTTGTGCTCCTGATTGAGCGCCAGCACCAGTAAGTGTTCCTCCGGTACGATTTCTTGGTAAAATTCTTAAAAACTGTAATAGTTTTCCTATACCACGAACAACTCGAACAACCTTATAAAGAACTCGTAGTGCTAATCCACCTACAAGTATACCTGCAAATATTTTCCAATTCTCTATAAGAAATTTAAATACTTTTCCTATTTTTTCCCTATTTTCTTTATCTTTTAACCAATCAAATGCGGAATTAACTACAATTCCAGTCAGAACTAAACTGAAAAATTCTAATATTTTATCAAATATTCCTTTTACTGGTTTTGCAACTTTGGTAAATGCACTGGTAATATTTTTTCCAATCTTACCAACAGTTTCTAAAGATTTTTCCTCTCTTCCTCTTCTAGATGCTTCTTTTTGCTTTCTTGCAGATTTTAATATTTCACTTTCTTGTGCAATTCTGTTTTTGAAATCCAAAGAAAGTTGTTTTTGGATTTCAACTAAAATTTCGTTAGTTTGTCTTAACGAACTTGCAATTGATGGAATATATGCATTAACAACCGATTGGTCGTTCTGAACTGGTCGAAGACCTTCTGCTCGTATTCCTCTTTCATTCTGAACTGGTTGAAGACCTTCTACTTTTATTTTTCTAGATCTAAACTTAAAAGTAGATGATTTTAATTTTAATGCCTGTTTAGATCCACTAATAGGAGAAGATGCCGCAGAAGTTCCACGCAAAACTGAAGAAGAAATATTCTTCTTACTAAGTTTTGGTACGGATGGTGCTCTAAGAAGGGGTTGATTAAATTCCACCAGATTGCTGCTGCTCTAAACGTTGTTTTTCAAGATAATTTTGAAGTAATGCAACATATACTTCTCTTTCCCATGGAAGCATATTTTCAATCTCAGTTAATGAATATTTATGGTACTGTATCAAAGCAAAATTAGTCTCATAGTATGACTCTAACGAGTTGTGAGCCATACTCAACTGAAAAAACTTGCTAGTCCTTCCAGAATAATATTATTTGTAACTCCAGTATTTGGATTCTTAACCTTGACTGAATGGGAAAGTTTTGGCATCGTTGTAAAGAAAGTTTCAATTTCTTTAAACTGCTTGGTATTCATTTGTTCGATGAATTGTTTTAATTCTTTTTGCGAGGAGTCAGATGCTGGCCAAGACTCTTCTTCACTATAAATCATATCAATACAAGATACAATCATATCTAAAGATTTATCGATATCGGCATCATCTTCACTATATTCGAAATTACTCTGAACAAATTGATCTAGGGAAGGATACTTCAATTTCAAAAACAAACTATCATCCAGTTTAATTGTATCAGCATGTTTTTTATCCTTTTGAACTTTAATCGTATCAATATCAATATCTAATGTAACTTTGGTTTCATTATCATCAGGACAAGTTACATTAACTTCAATTTTTTCTCCGACAGATTTAGATCTAATATTCAAGAAAATATATTCAATATCAAAGGTCGCCAAATCAATAACCTTGATTCCGCGTGTGATAATACAACTATTTAAAATATCAACAACTGCATCAGTAATCTGCTTCATGTCTTCAGATTCAAGTGCCATAAGAAGAATTTTTTCTTCTCTAACTAAAAATGGTCTATACTTAATCTTTTTTCCAGTCGATGGAATCTCCAACTCATATGTTGGAGTACTAATTTTTGGTAAAGGCATAATGACTCATTATAAGTTCAGTTGTGATTATTTATTATCACTGATGGCGTCCTGTTTCTGCTCATGATGGAATCACTTCAAGGGGGATGGGTCCGGACCCACCGGTGGACCCATTGGGGGTGGGTTCAGATTTCCTGGGTGGATATCCATCTCCAAGTAAATTATCTTCGTTCCCTTTAACATATTCCTCATAAGATACGCTATAATAATCATAATTAAAAGTAACTGATACTTTCATTATCTCTCCTTGCCCATAAGCAACTGGAGTGCTTGTTATGGATTTTACAAAAGCATTTCTCAATTTATATCTTAACAGAGTCTGAGCATCTTTTTCAAATTTTACAATAGTCACTCCCTGTTGATGTTTATATGATCTCGGATAATTCATTCTTCTATAATATCCAAGATCAAAACTGGACATGCTAATAGCACTACCATTAGAAGAATAATCCATCCATGCTTCAAAAAATCTATTGACTTTGTAATTTCTATCAGCATAAAAAGTCAACTCAATATCGGTATATATTCTGCTATGAGCAAATTCTTCAGTCAAACCCATGAAATTATCTTTTACTTCAGAGGTTGCAAAAGCAGATGCAGGAATAACTGCATCAGAACATAATAAATTTAAATCTCTTGTATAAAAATCTTTATTTACTTTTGCATCAGAAAAAAACTTTTGGATTGAACGATCCTTGTCTGCATTATCAGAAAGTGGAAATTCTGAAATTTGTAATTGATAATAATTAGTAGTTGCTAAATTGCCAAATAAAGTTTTAACCTTATTCATACCAATATTTGCAAACGCAGAAATTCCCAAGTCTGGACTACTACTGGGTATTGACATCTAAATATTTTTATGATTTTATTGTTAAATATTTAGATGTCATATAAGGGAAAATACAGTCCTTCATATCCAAAAAAATATAAAGGTAATCCAACAAACATAATTTACCGTTCTTTATGGGAACGAAAATTTATGGTTTATTGTGATAAGAATGAAAATATCTTAGAATGGGGAAGCGAAGAGATTGCTTTGCCCTATCGTTCTCCAGTTGATAATAAAATACATCGATACTTTCCCGATTTTTATGTGAAGTTGAAAGAATCAACTGGTCAAATAAAAAAAATGTTGATTGAAATAAAACCCCAAAAACAAACTACTCCTCCCGCAAAACCAAAAAGAAATACAAAGGGATACATTTATGAAGTATATGAGTATGCAAAAAATCAAGCAAAATGGAAAGCAGCAGAAGAGTTTTGTAGAGATAGACGATGGGAATTTAAAGTATTAACAGAAAACGAACTCGGTATTAAGTAATGCAGTATCCTTCCGATACAAAAAATAATCGTCTACGCCAGGCCATGGATGAATTGGTTGGTATAGAAGATCCTGATATGTTATTTGGGAAAATTATTGAACTAATAAAAACAACAGGAACAACATCTCCGAGTGTTGATAATTATTATACCTTTCTTTATGATGCAAAAACATCAAATATTGTTTATGATGAGCATCCGTTGGTTTATGTTACCGAAATTTTTTCCTGGGGATTTCGTGGAATCAACCTACACTGGGGAGATATTAGGCAATATACAACGAATCAAGTTGTTGGTCCAGTATATTTTGTGAATGAAGAGGAATTAAGAGATTTAGAAACACTACCATATAAGAAAATTCGTGGTTTTGGAGTCTAAATAACTAAAAAGAGATAAATGTCTACCGCACATTTAGAAAAATTGATAAAAGGTCCAATTGATACTCCAGGAGGACGTAAAGTCACGATTGCGGGTGCAACTTCAAATACAGAAAGTTTTAATGGAGAAACTTCTCTCACTCAAATCGGTAATACTAAATTTTTTACTACTCATTCGGGTATAGTTACATCTAACAGTCATGATGTCGTAACTACATTTCCTACTCCTCTAGGTAGCAACCAACTGATACAACCAATCGTAAATAAAATAGTAGATCCTACTTCAATAAAAATAAATGATGCATCTTTTCCAAGAGTTTATTATGCGGAAATAGATGACGATCCACTTTATACCTCCATTGCTAGTGCCAACCAAACAATACCAAACACAGGACCTCATGCAATATCAGGAGTAAACGCTGCAGTTTCAGGTACAAATATCCCAGTAGCCATTACAAAAAATGGCAAACAATATATTGCAATTGCCATAGAAACAAATGGAACAATTGAAGCCCCTGGTGAAGATCTTCTTGGTGGCAGGACTAATTATCTTAATCTTCATAAAAAACCAGAAGTATCAGAATTCTATGAACGTGCAACAAGCAGTGACCAAGAATTAAAACAAAAAATTCAGAATCTTGATACCAAATTTGCGGAAGACGGGTATAAGCAATCTATAAAATCCCACAATATTGGTAACGGCAATATAGTACTTCCATTGCAAGCAACACCCGGTAATCAACCACTTACCGCTTCCTTTCCAAGTAACGCTAATTCACCAAATAATAACCAAGTAACGCCACCTCTAGCAACTACTGTTCAACCACCTCTAAAAAATCCCATTCTTGAAAATACACCCGTTAGTGAATCTGTAAACAAGGGAGTGAAACAGTTTAATACTTTAGTCTATCCCATAGCAATTCAAAAACATATTGGAGAAGAAATTGATTATTTGAGAATTGAAGCCAAAGAATATAAACCTATAGGAAACAGTGTAAGTGGTAGTTCTCCAACGGGGTTTCTCAGTAGTGATCTAATACGAAACCAGGGTCAATTAGACTCTACTGGTCCCCGGGGACCAGTAGCTACTGGTCCCCAATCAAATGAATTGGCAGCAAAAACAAAAAATACAATAATTTTACCAATTCCATCAAATATTAGTGATTCAAATAGTGTTTCCTATGCAGAAAATGAACTTGATTCTCTAAGTAGTAGTTTGGTTGATTTATATGGAAAAACGGTGAAGAATATAACTATCCGCAACCTAGGTGAAAGTGCTGATGATGTAGCTGACACCTTCAATGAATTCTATAAAAATAAAGGAAGCGCCTTTAGAACGGCAATAAACGCACAAATACAAGCACAAGTTGCTAATTTATCTCCCTTTGGTGCTTCCAGTATAAGTCCAGAATCTATTCTTGCAAGATCTACTGGTGCAATTTTAAATCCAAATAAAGAACTATTGTTTAATGGTGTTAACACAAGACAATTTAAATTCTCGTTTAAATTAACACCAAGAGATAAGGATGAAGGTATAGTAGTAAAACAAATAATAAGAACACTAAAAGTAAATATGGCACCAAAAAGTACAAAAAATGGAAATGACTTTTTAAGAACGCCAAATATATTTGATCTTTCATATCGAAGAGGACTTGGAGAACATCCATTCCTAAATCAATTCAAACAGTGTGCATTAACAAGTATGAACGTTAACTATACAGGAGATGGTGTTTATGCTACATATCACGACTCTACACCAGTTTCTATGGTGATGGACTTAACATTTAAAGAACTTGAACCAATTTATGATGTAGATTATACAAATTCTAAAAATAAAGGAGTAGGATTCTAAAATGGGTTATTTCAGAGAACTTCCAAATTTAGAGTATCAATCATTTTTAGATAATAGAAATTCATCTGAAGATTATCTCTTAGTCAAGAATTTTTTCCGTAGAGTTAGACTTCGAGACGATCTTCAAAATATCTTTACATTATTTAATAAGTATACCATATCTGATAATTCAAGACCAGATAATGTAGCAGAAGAATTGTTTGAAGATCCAACTTTAGATTGGGTAGTTTTAATAGTTGGAGGAATAACCAATATTTACGATCAGTGGCCACTATCAAATAATGATCTTTACAATTTGACAGTAGAAAAATATGGTATTGAAAATCTTAATGCAACTCATCATCATGAAACAACATTTATTGTTGATGAATATAATAGACTCATTATGCAAGATGGATTGACTGTATCTGAGGATTTCACAATACCTGATCCATCTGATAATAATTTAACAATTAATCCTACTGTTGCAATAACAAATTTAGAATATGAAACTAGAAAAAATGATGCCAAAAGGCAAATATATGTTCTAAAACCAGAATTTCTGAATAGATTTTTAGAAGATAGTCGGAGTCTTTTAATTTATAAAAAATCTAATGAATACATCAATAAAAGATTAATTAGAACATTTAATACAAGAGTTATGCAACTAGACTAAAAAAGGGAGGTTTCCCTCCCCATTTTACTTAGTCTGCTGCGAGTGCGGCAAAGTATGAGAGTGTATCATCATCTTCATCAGTATTGGTAGAAGAAAGGTCAGTCAGTTCTTCTTTCATTGATTGAGGAACTGGAGGTGCCGATTCTCCACGATTCTGTTGACGGAACTCTTCTTCTTCCTGAACGGATTCTTGGTCTTGGAACTTAGTCGTTCCTTTGAGTCCGAGAACATAATCAAGACGCTTCTTCAGTTCATCATAAGACTTGAACTGATCGGGAGCAACAAAATCTTCGAGAGAATACTCTTTCTTCCAGATTGCTTCCATTGCTTCATCATCTTCCAGAAGTGCATCCTGACGGGCAAACTCCGAAGAATCATAGTTACGATAACCGGCAACATTCTTTGCCTT